TGGTGGTGCTCCTGTCCACAGTGCTCCCCCCTCCTTCTACAACAGTGCGTACCCCTCCCATGGTGGTGCTCCTGTCCACAGTGCTCCCCCCTCCTTCTACAACAGTGCGTACCCCTCCCATGGTGGTGCTCCTGTCCACAGTGCTCCTTCCTCCTTCTACAGCAGTGCGTACCCCTCCCATGGTGGTGCTCCTGCCTACAGTGCTCCTACTCCCCCTCCTACCTACCAAGGTTCCAACTCTTCTTCCAACTCAGCCTCCTCATCTGGTCCTGTTCATCCTGCTCGTCTCGCAGCTAAGCCATTCTTGAAAGGCTTGACTTTACGTGAAGGACTCGCAAACTATCGTGCATGGCTGCATAAGAATGGTGTTGATACGACTCTTCTTCCTCTTAAGGAGACTATGTCTGGTCTTACTTCCATGTTGAGATCTACCGGTGAGGATGGTGTCCAATCAACGTCTTCTGAAGCTTCTGCTGATGTTAATGATGATGGTAGTCGATTTAGTTTGGCTCCTATGCCAACAAAGAGGCGCATGAGGATCAAGAAGCGTCATGCAAAGCGATATATGGCAATCCTTGTTGTGTACACTGTTTCCACAAGGGGCATAGAGTCGATCGAGACTCTCACTGGCGAGGGTTACTATTCCGAAAAAAATCAGCTCCAACACATGAGGAATCTCGCTCAGTTTCTTCTTGGTAAAGGCATATTGACGCCTGAGGCTGAAGCCGCCACCAAAGCTGCTGCAACCACGATACACGAGGTCATCAAGGCTAGAGCCTAACCGCCTTTCTTTCTTTCCAACCTCATTCTACTCACATATCTTACGATGCTGCTGCATCCAGATCGAACGCGTGTTTCTCAACACGATGTGAATAGATAGTCTCCTCCCTCTTCTCATATGATGCTGCTGCGTGCGGATCTGTGAGATACTCTCTTTCCTCTTCTCATAGATGCTGCTGCGTGCAGATCCGTGAGATACTCTCATCCCCTCTTCTCATTTGATGTCTGCTTGTGTGCAGATCAGTGAGATACTCTCTTTCCCCTTCCCCCTTTCCTCCCTCCCCCTTCAAAAATCGGATGTATCGATTTCCTGCTATGCAGGTATATGTAAGTTCCCTGTACTTGACACAGGTGGTCCCGCCTACTGATTGATCCTCAGTTTTGTGTGAAAGTCTTTCACAAGCCATTAAAAGCTAAAGCAATTGATCCCTCATCCCCTACTTCTCGTGGTTAGTAGGTGGGGTGCTGTCTTCTTCTCCTACTTATTAGAACCACTTCAAACGAAAAATAACTAAATATATGACAAGATGTGTCTAGGATAGTTTTACAAGCAGCCACCGTGCGCTTTTTTCCGTTTTATAAACTCACATTATTCACAATGGATCCTTCCCCAAAGTTTCCTGCAAAATAAATATTTATATCTGTGGATCCTGTCACAGCAGTAGATTCTATTATACTACTGACAGATAGATCATATGGTCCAAATCGTTCCAGTAAGACTCCTCCTTGCAGTAAATCCACATTGATTTGAGGAGAAAAAGGAGGAGCCCCTACTAATCCGGTTGGAAACCAGGAATAATTGGTCCAATCGGCAGTAAATGTACCTACGATACCAGCACTTGCAGACGCATTTAAGATCCGTAAGCGTGGAAACACATTTTGCAAGGTTGTATAAATAGTAGAATTATAAATACGATAATCATACATCAGTGTATAATCTGCGGAAGAAAGGGTAGGAAACATGGAATCATAGATAGACGTGGGAAAGCCAAATCGATATAGATCCATGATTATTTTTCCATTATTATAACTGTATCCACCCGTACTTAATACATTAATTAATATGGTTCCTGTTTTCCAATCCATTCCATAGAGTGCTGTTGGATCATAGGTGATACGATAAGGATATGAATCTACTATATCGCTTACATAGATAGCAAAGTTTCGAAAGGCAGGAAGATCTAATATAGCAGTAGATTGATCTCCACTCAAGGTAAAGGTCTGTTCTGTATACAAGGTGGATAATGCAGAACTACTCACAAAGTTTTGCAATCCAATCACAAAGTTTGTAAAGGTCTCATTTGTTTGATATAAGGTTGAATAATACAAGGTACTAAAGGTACTTAATTCAGTTTCAGATAATGTACTAAAATTAGCTAATGCTGTTTCATACTGAGTACTAAAGGTACTAATTTCTTCAAATGTCATGGTACTAAAGGTAGATAAGGATGCCTCATATGATGTACTGAAGGTACTAATTACTTCGTAGGTCATGGTACTAAAATCTTCAATTGCTGTTGCAACAGGTGTACTCACATAGGAAAGAATGCTGGAATCAAGTTGGGATGTTAAACTGGATGTAAAATTAACATAAATAGTACTCAATGTGGATACAAAGGTACTGGTTAATCCAGCCGAGGTACTTGCAATGGTAGATCCAAAGGCTTCTCCTGCCTGTGCCAAAATATCTGTTACAATTGTTGAATAAATGGTAGAAATGTATCCTTCTGTTGTAGAATTTAAGGTACTTGTTAAACCACTATTGGTACTTATGACTAAGTTAGAACAAAAATTTTCCAAGCCTATAAAGGACAAATAAATAGAACTGATCAAGGAACTGGTGGTGAGAAGCGAAAAATTAGAGGTAAGACCAGTAATATTGGATGTATTTGAAGCGGTTGCAATAGAGAGTGTATTGATTTGATTTGCAAATGTATTTGCTGTACTAAGTGCAATTTCAGCAGTTGATATTGCAATTGTACTAGTTGCTTCAAGTGTACTAAATACTACAAAAAAAGTAGATTGTGTGCTCATATTTTGATACGATTGACTGGTACTCAGTTGTTTATCCGAATAACTCGAAATGGTAGAGAGTAAGTTTGTACTCATTAATTCCAAACTGGATAATCGTACATCTGTTGTAGAAAACATCATTAAAAAACTAGAATTTGTAGAGGCTGTTTGCGCTGTATCTGTTGAAATATAATAGGCTAAGGATGAGTTTTGATCTAAGATGGTAGATACAAATGCAACGCTAGTACTAATCACAGCATTATTAATGGAAGTTGAAAATGCATTCAGAGAGGCTTGCGATGTACTGACACTCTGTGTATAGACAGTGGAAATGGAAGAATCGGTATATCCAAAATTTATCAATTGAGATCTAACTATGTAAGAGGATAAGGTACTGAAATTGGCGTTATCATAACTGCTTAAGGTTGAATAAATACTACTAGCAGATGTTTGTAATTCTAATTGAAGACTGCTCACTTGATTTGCAAAATATATATTCGTTGAAAATCCATAAAAAGCTTCTTCAATCTGAGTACTGACGGATCCTGCTAAAGTGGAGAAATCTTGTTCTAAGACGATTACTTGTTGTTCAATACCTGTAACACTGCTTGTAGTATAAAAGGTGAGGGTTGATTGACTTTCTGCAATAGTTGCCACACTGGTACTGTAGGAGGAAAGGTCACTGGCTTTCAAGGCTTGATCCCAGAAGGTTCCACCTCGTCCATCGGCATATAGTGCATAGGAGGTGGAGATCGGAACGTTACTATTGGTTCTGAATTGCAATCCCCTTAGCAATAAAGAATTTAATTGACTTGTTTGAGTGAATGACATATTCTAATAATAGCAGGGATAAATCGCGGAGCGATTTATCCTTGTTCCTTATTAAAATCTGAGTTTGAAAAAGAGTTGCATAGCAACTCTTTTTCAAACGACATTCTAATTATAGCAGGGAATAATCCCAAAGGGATTATTCCCTGCTATAATTGGAATATGAACCAATAAGACGGGATGCTTTGCATCCCGTCTTATTGGTTACATTTGAAGATTCTAATAAGGGCTAAGGTAAAGTAGAATGCGATTTACCTTGTTAAAAGTAGAGTATGAGCCGACAAGGAGGATTATTACAATTGGTGGCAACCGGTCGCCAAGATATCTATCTGACAGGAAATCCTCAAACCACCTTTTTTAAACAAGTCTATAAGCGTCATACCAATTTTAGTATGGAAACACAACGAATTGTGTTTGAATCGGCAGTGGATTTTAATAAATTAGTAACAACAACGATTCCACGCAGTGGAGATTTATTGACACAATTGATGTTAGAGATTCAACTTCCGTATATTACACCAGACGGTCCCTTATCCGATGGAAGTACTCCTCCTCCTCCTTCCACTCCCGATACTTCTTGGGTGAATGGAATTGGATATGCCATGATTGATTATGTGAGTATCTTAATTGGTCAAGTGGAGATTGATCGTCAATATGGTGAATGGATGTATATATGGAATAAATTACGAACCAGTGGTGCCAAACAAGCAGGATTTAGTTATATGACCGGCTATCAAGAAGCGTATGATGAAACATCTCAACATGGTCCTCTTCGCCTTTTTGTCCCTCTTAACTTTTGGTTTTGCAACAATGTCGGCTTAGCGCTTCCTCTCATAGCCCTTCAATCCACTCCGATTCGTATCTATATCAAACTAAAAAGTGGGTATGATATGGTATATTCGACTGCCTATGAATCAAATCCATCCTTTCGAACTGCTGCTCCTCCTGTCATCACAGATATGATCTTGTGGGGAGATTTTATCTATTTGGACACAGAGGAACGACGTCGGTTTACCTCTAGCAAACATGAATACCTAATTGAACAAAGTCAGATTCAACGTCGCACCAGTATTCCTCTTAACTCCTTGTATGCAAATGTGACATTGAACTTCAATCATCCAATGAAAGAGATTGTATGGGTTTGTCAACAAGATCGTATGCAAACCTTAAAAGAGTGGTTTAACTATGGATCCCGTACCTATACAGAGTATCCTGTTGTGAATACGGATATTATCAGTACTGCCCTTCTTCAGTTGGATGGATATGATCGTTTTGAAAAACGATCCGCTGCTTATTTCCGTCTAGTACAGCCATGGCAGTATCATACTGCAATTCCCAATGATTTCATTTATGTGTATTCATTTTCATTAGCCCCGGAAGCGTCTCAACCACAAGGAACCTGTAATGCCAGTCGCATTGATTCAATTGTACTGCAATTAGAGATGAATCAATCTATTCCCCAATATGATTCAGGTGTGACAGTCTATGCAATAAATTATAATATTTTACGTATTGTAGCAGGTCTTGGAGGTATTTTGTTTACTGTGTAATCTTTCTTTCAAAGAAATAGCTGTTGCGGATAGGGAGACATGAATGAGCATCCATCTAAATTTGTTCATTTAATGAGCGATGTAGAAGTTTGGAAACATCCTGATCGAAATTATATGACCTTTATTATATTATCCATCTTACTAGGATTTTTTGGAGTGGATCATATTTATTTACGATCCTTTCCGACAGCGATTGCAAAAACAGTTGTTAATTTGTTCACACTTGGATTATGGTATTTTTGGGATATATTACAAATTATAAATGATGGAGACCGTATCAAGAAAGAAGGCTTGAATTCTCCGTTTGATTGGGTCAAGGGAATTGGACGGGGAGTTTTTGCAACACCAGGATCCAGCTTTCTGGCTCCCAAAGATTATATTCTTTACACAATTTTAACTTTCTTTGGATGTTTGGGTGCGGATAAATTCTATCTAGGAGAATATGGACAAGGAATTGTAAAATTAATTAGTTGCTTTAATATCTTTCTATTTTTGTTTGGATGGTTCTGGGTAGCATGGGATATGTATCATGCGGTCTTTACAATGCGAACTGTGATGACAGAAGGAATATCATCTCCCCTTCCTTATTCATTCTTATTCAAATCGATTAATGCAAAACTATTGTTTGAAGTGCAAGATCCAGCCAAACAAGCTGCATCTGCTGCACCTACAAAGGATGTATCTTGGTTGGATTGGTTTTTTAGCTTATTGCCATCATTGCCATCATTGCCAGCTCTTCCATCCTTTCTAACTATATTAGCCCCCTTTTCCTTCTTATTTGGAAAAGAACTCTTGGAAGAGATTTATAGAAAATTAATTGTTCCTATCTTTGGAATTGGAGAATCAGCAGCTACGATTGCAACACAAATTGGGAAGGATGGAACTAAAGTATTATCAGGAACTATTAGTCAAGCATCAGAATTAACAAATCCAGGAAAACTAGCAACTCTTGCTGGTCAGTTTACTCCTGCTGTTCCAGGTCTTCCCGCCGGTCTACCTGCCGGTCTACCAGGCATTCCTGCCGGTCTACCAGGCATACCTGCCGGTCTACCAGGCATTCCTGCCGGTCTACCTGCCGGTCTACCTGCCGGTCTACCCGCTGGTCTTCCTACAGGTCTACCCGCCGGTCTACCAGGCATTCCAGCCGGTCTTCCCGCCGGTCTACCTGCCGGTCTACCTGCCGGTCTACCAGGCATTCCAGCCGGTCTTCCCGCTGGTCTACCCACTGGTCTACCCGCCGGTCTTCCTGCTGGTTTGAAGATTCCAGGAGTTCCCGCTATGAAAGGAGGTGCTCATCCATCTGTTCGCCATGAGGCGAATGGAATGGGTCCTGTCTTAGCAGGATCTATTGCGGCACTTCTTCTTGCTGGTGGTGCAAAAGGATTCTACGATTTTATACGAAAGCAACTATAGAATGTTGGAACTGACGGACCAAGCTCAATTTGAAGAACGATGGAATTGGGTGAAAGGAACCGAGTGCCCTTCCGGTATTCGTTCCTATGATGGCGCAATGCTGGTTTATTTTACAGCTGCCTGGTGTGGACCGTGCAAAGCCTTGGATCTTGATGCGATTGATCGTATTGCCTCTCAATATAATCTTCCTTTCTGGCGGTGCGATGCTGTTGTGAACGATTATACAGCAGGATATTGCAATGTACGATCCTTTCCTACTTTTTTAGTGATTACACCGAAACAAATTGTGTTTACCTTGAAATCAAATGATACAGCCAAGGTATGTGATTTTATACATACCATTCATGGAAAAAAATGAATATCATCTATAGCATCTCATTTATATATAATTACAAATGATATGTCTACAAAATGGCGGCGAACCATTCATACTTTCTTGGATGAAAATCCACCCTCTATCGTGGATCGTCTGAATACCTTTGATCACCGATCCTTCTTATTGTCAGATGGTAATACAAGTGTCTTAAATTATTCACAAAATAGAGTTGGATCTCGTAGTCGTGGAGTTGGATATTATGATTATACTCTTCATGCTGAAATTGCTCTGTTAAAAGAGATTGATTATGAGGACTTGTACGATCGAACCTTGGTGGTTGTTCGTATTGAATATGACGAAGAAGGAGTGATCCGATTGCGCAATAGCACCCCTTGCTGTAAATGCCAACGTGTCTTAGATAAGTTTATACGGAAGTATCGATTGAAGATTCAACATTCGTAATTTCTTTTTCCATAGATAGAGGATTAGAATGTCACCAATAAGACGGGATGCAAAGCATCCCGTCTTATTGCTTCAGATTCTAAAAAGGATATAGATAATTCGCTTTGCGAATTATCTATATCCTTTTTAGAATGAGCGTTGATCGTATGGCAGAACGAAATATTACGGAAAGTCGTAGAAATATGATTGATCCATCAAGAGGACCTGTGTGTCCGTTATGGCATTGGGATGCCACGGCGGTGACCCGTCATATCTTGCCTCCGAAAGAGATTGAACGACCGACCTTGGCAGAAGATCCGCGATCGTCGGTGAAAAACTGTACCCGATACAGTCCGTACGAGTTTACAGAAGGGCGTGGGCATGTTCCGTTGTTTCCTGGAGGAGCTCCTTCCATCTCTATGCCGTATGAACAATACATGGAGAATGTCCAACGAGAAAGTGATCTGTTTCGCCTAGATGAAGAATTAACCCGTTGCCCGCAGCGTCGTTACATTCCGACCAATCCTGCCTTGTATAAACAGGAACCCCTTCGTGCAACTCCCTTAAAAACGCATTATCCTAAACCGTTGGAGGTTCCGAAACCAGCGGGATGCCGTGAAGCCGATGATCAAATTGCGGCTGCACGATCGAGTCGTCTTTTTTTCAATCCTACCCGTTATGATCGCATGTACAGTCCTCGCCAAGATCAAGCAAAGAATGCACTTCAGTATCCAAAGGGTCGATATGCTTAATAATATATATAGTTCTATATTTCATATATATATGAATAATAGAAATGACTAACTTATACAGACTATCCCCTGTCTTGTGGGAAGGAACAGGAAATGGCTATGGCACGTCTCAGACGGTGTATGCCATTGATCGTGTTCCACCCCCTCTTGCGGCATTTATCACCTGTACTACCCGTGATACTAGTGATCCGGCAGCTTACTGGGATAATCGACAGTTCAATCGCCTCAAATCACTGGATCCTTATAATGTTAGAGGTGGAATCAGTTGGTTTAATTTACCAACATGGTTGTCCTTTGCTGCATCGTATGGGTATACAGTAAGCCCTCTTACCAAAGAGCTAAATCCCTTTACAGATATTTATATTGTAGGTCCATAACTATGTAATATCATGTGGAATATGTTTATTGCATCGACCTGTAAAAAATGTTTTAAATTTAGGATTGTAGGCTATAATATCTGCAGCTGTATATTTTTTTGTTCTATCAAATTCTTTCATAATTTTTTTCATATCATCTATGATAGATATTTGAGATGTTGAATTCTCATAATATAATTTTACCATTTTTTTCAATCCTGTAATATATCCATATTTATGAGCTTTGTATTTTTCATCTGTAATTTCACTATATTCATGTTGGAGTTTTGAAAGATGTTCAGAAATAGTATCGCGGTGCCACAGAGTATCACGATACCAGAGAGTCATAAAATCGGTGACTCCTTCGGACCAACAAGAATTATCTATAACATATGGAATAAATAAATGAAAGAGTTCATGAGTTATAACCGTTCCAAAAAAGTAATTTAATAGTTCAAAGGTTTGCTCTTTTTTAGGATATCCAAACAAAAATAATACCAGTTCATAATTTGGAACTATTTTTTTTACAACTCCACCAAATCCCTTCCGTGTTTCTGTTCCATCCATTTCCATAATGATTGTAAACTTTTTAGGATCATATGTAACACCAAATTTCTTTTTAATATCATAATATAAGTTCTGAATATACATTTCAAATGTACTCTTAGAAATTAAACAATCAAATCGTCCTTTGTAAATAAAATGAAACATTCTAAAAGGGATATAGAAATTTTAAAGAAAATTTCCTTCCAAGGTGCTCACACGAGATGCCAACCGATCAATCAAATCAAACGCCACAGGGATTAGTTTGGGATAGTTCACAAGTTTGATTCCATTGCGATCTGTCATGACACATTCGGGTAGATAGGTTTCGACATGTTGTGCAATTAATCCCATATCTTCTTTTCCACTTTCTCGCCAGGTAAATTTTTGAGCTTGTAAGGAAGGAAGTAAATCAAATCCATAGTGAGCAGGTGTAATATGATCTTTTAGTGTATAATCAGAATAGGTCAGTACATTTTCAGCATAAATAATTCCATTTACTTCCAGGGCAACACTGGGACTTGATGTTCCCAAATTGATTCCTACAAAGTTAGTGGAGGTATCAAAGGTGAAAATAGGATCTACATCTCCCATGATGGTGGAGGTGTAGAAAGAGGAGGTACGGACTTCTCCAGCGACATATATAAATCCACCAAGACCGCTTTCAATACCAACTTGAACTGTATTTACAAAGATGGAACTAACACTCAAGCTAGACCCAATGGCAGTACTAAAATTCAAGCTATTCACAGTAATGGAGGAGGTGTTGATTTCAGGACCTCCTCCCCCTCCGCTTGTACTAATGTTGATACTACTCACTGTTAAGGAACTGATTACCATAGAATCTGCAAAACTGGACAAAAAGTTGGCAAATTGTGCTTCAATATAATTTGTACTCATACTACTTGCAATCACAGTCGATGCCATAATACAATTTCCCATAGCAGTACTAAATTCTAATATACCAGTGCTGATATATCCCGTATAAATAGTGGAAAGACTAATTGAGGAACCAACAGCCCCTTCACCAGCAGGACCGGTCGGACCGCGATCACCTGGTGCTCCAATCCCACCGGTCGGACCTGTGGCTCCATACCCCGTAGGACCAGTTTCACCAATACTTCCCGTAGGACCGATCTCACCCGTCGGACCGATCATACCCGTTAGACCGATCTCACCCGTAGGACCGCGATCCCCTGGAGCACCAATACCCCCTGTAGCACCGGTGGCACCATATCCTGTGGGACCAGTTTCACCAATACTGCCTGTCGGTCCACGATCTCCTGGAGCACCAATACCACCTGTTGGACCTTCAGCTCCTGTAATACCAATTTCACCCGTGGGACCAATGGTTCCTGTTGCTCCTGTAGGACCGCCGACGGTTCCATTTGCATAAATCGATACAGATCCATTCACATTGCTAAAAAAATCAATACCAGCTCCTGCTTCAAACTGAAAGGTATTAAATACACTCGATGCAACTGTGCTGAAGGAGGTTGTACCGGATGAAAAACTCATAGCATTGTATGATCGTAATACAGTCGATGTAAAGCCTGAAATATCACTCCAATAGGTTCCTCCTCGCCCATCCGCATACAGAATTTGATTTGCCGGAACAGGTGTATTTGTATCAGTACGAAAATTTAGATTACGAACAATAATACGATCAAATTCTTTATTTTGTTCCACCTTTCGCAAGGTTTGAAGTGTGGTAATCATTCCCTACATTAAAAAAAGGTTATTTTCGCACCAAACAACCATCTTGCAATATACCAAGATACTTCCCCGTTCGTTTCGGATCATGTGGTTCTCGACTAATATCTGCAAGGAATACTTTATTTGAATCTGTTATAATGCAGAAGACATTGTCTAGAATATCAAGTCTGGTTCACTTCTTGGCATTTACCTTGGCACGACCGGTCTTGGCAACGACGGGAACTGGAGTTTCCTCTGCAACAGCGGTTGCTGTTGCAGCAGGAGACTTCTTTCCTCCCTTCTTTGCAGCAGCAGGAGCAGGGGTAGGGACTGCGGTCTCTACTGTCAGAACAGGAGTGGGAGTGGGAGCAGGAGATGCCTTGGAAGACTTTTTGGAAGATTTCTTGGAAGAGACGGACTCGGCAGCGGATGCATCCGCGGCAGAGTCCTCTGCAGCGGTTCCGCTGCCAGATTCAGTGGCAGACTCCTCTTCAACAGGAGTGGTAGGATGTGCGGACTCCCATGTAATCTTGAATGCAGCATATGCTGCTGCATGATCTGTCTCCATCTTTTTGGAGAAATTAACTTTGTTGCGGTTTGCCTTTAATCCATCCTGCTTCACAATCTTGCCAGACTTTGATTCCTTTTCCTTTTCAGCATCTTGTAAATCTTGGGGAAGAGTGGAGAGATAAGTGGGGTATTCGGATGCATATGTTTCATATGCATGAGCAATCCATGCTTTTGTAATTGTTTCCTTGGGTACCTTCTTCACTTTGGGGGAAGGAGGTGGAAGAAGAAGCGCTTCTGCAAGGCTCTTCACATTAAATCCTTTCTTTACAATCTGTGCGCGCAAGGATTCCACATAACGGGCTTCCTTCTTGGCACTCGCCTTTGCAAGTTTCTTTGCTGCTGTTGCGTCGGATGCACTCATTTCTTTGTTGTTACTGTAAATATTGTAGAGGGAGGATTTCTCAATTTTTATCGAAAATGGAAAAGAAAATAGGACGCTTTGCGTCCTATTTTCTTTTCCATCCACGATGAAACATTCGTACGTATGAAAGTCGGCACAAAGTGCCGACTTTCATTAGTACCAATTTTTATCGAAAATCCCCATGAGCGCTTTGCGCTCATGGGGATCCACGATGAAACATTCCGTTGGTTAGGTCCGTCCCTTTGGGACGGACCTAACCTAGCAATTTTTATCGAAAATGGAAAAGAAAATTACATTATAAGTAGAATGGATTCAAGATATGGACTTCAACAAATGGTCCAATGGGTTCGATTCAAACTAACACCATCTGTTCCATATTATACACTTCAAATTCCAAATGCTGATACAATCGTATCCATTCTTCCATTTCTTCTCTTTGGAATACTACTGTTTACTGCATTTTTTGTAACCTATATATCGTATCAACGTATTCTATTTCTTCCCGATATGAATGAGGAAAAACCCTTCTCCTGGTCTAGTGCTCTTTAGACCTAAAAAAATGAGACGAAAGAAGTATAGATCTGTCATATCAGGAAAGAATGGAAACAATCGAATTTCAAAAGCATAAATTGCGGGAGATGGTCTATTTAATTGATTTTAAAACAAAGCGGGTGTATTCCTACAATTTGGAAGCACCTCTTTATTATGGCACCCTTGAGGTATGCGAAGATAAGACAATGATTAGTAAATCGGATGGATGCCTTGCAGGATATTATGTAAAGTATCGACCGGATCTTAAAGAAGCGATTGAGCGATTTTCTCATACCCTAACCGTTCATCCTCCGAGCTAAAATTCCATTTATACACGTGAGTTGCATTATATGTACTGACATTTATATACATTGACATATCGCCATTCTTTTTGGTTCGTTCTCCTTCGGTCATAGCACTACTTAATAATAATCCGTTAGAAGGTTGAGAAAATTCATAAGTAACTTTTGTATAGATTGTACTTTGTTGAACAAACTTATTTCGCTCGGGGGTGAAATCAATGGTTGGATACTGCACTTCATGTAATGATTTTCCTCGATTATAATCTGTGTGATCACTTGCCAGTAAGAAAGCATACCATCGTTGACTAAAATATCCAGCATTCATTTGGATTCGAATTTTATAATCATAATTTTCAACAGTTTCAAACATATTCCATTGTCGACGAAGAGTAGTAATTTCTGCCAATGTTTTATATTTATACCAACTGGCATTAAACGGATATTGGGTTCTAGTCGCCATTCTACTCTGTAGTAGCTTTTGATGAACTACTTCCAACCTCATGTTTGAGGCGTTCCAAATATAAAATTGCATCCATCAATTCTTCTTGGGTATGAGTGATCCAGTCAAGCATCTTCAAATCGGTTCGTTCAAGTGTAACTCCATACTTTTTCTGTCCTACTGCAGATCGTTCTAAGAACTTGCTAACAACAGCATCAACAATCCGATCCCCACTGCTCATTTTGATATTAATGGTTGTAGAATTTAGACCATGTAGAATAGAGATGGAAGCTTTTACCGCTATTACATCGAATCTTCCTGGTGCTGCTGCCAAGCTTGGGAGTTATCTTGCATTTTCCGCTGGACTTGTCTTATTCTTTTCCTTTGTTTATTCGTATGGAGCGGCAAAACTATCATATGCCTATAATACCTCAGTAGGATCTTCCTCTGCCTTCTTATGGTCAATCCTAGCATTTTTCTTCAGTGGATTCTATTATCCTTATTATGCATTTTTTGTTGATCCGGTCGGAGCACCACCTGCCTCGATGACACTTCCGATTGTAGGAGGGCGACGAAGAAAATAAATCATTCGGCAAACATCACCTTGCAAGATCCATTTTCAATTTCTAAGACGTTCCAGGAAAGACCATAAATGCGTAAATAGGCGGTACGATCACTACTTCGGTAATCGTACGGCACTCCCTTCAAGGTAATATAGAAGACAGGACGCGTAGCGCGTGTCAGATTCAGAGTTCCTGCTGCTTGTGTCTCATCGATCCCTCCAAACGACATGATATAGACTTCATCCAGATCTGTGCGAATATGTTTCCAATAAGGTATGACCACTTTATAAATATCTGTGGAGAATGACTGGACACGATCAATGTTGGCAATATTCAACCGAACAGATGTTAGAAACGGGGATCCATCACTTGCCGTGTACACATTTGATAAATTGCTCATGACCGATCCTTGTGATTGCACGGCAAAAAACAGTTGAG